GGGCGGGATCGCCGGTCGGATGATCCGGCGCGCGCATGTAGCGGCCGACACGCCGCTCCGCCGCCGTCATGGCGACGCCAGCCAGCAGGCTATTCCGGAAGTTCGTCATACCGACCAGTCGCACTCTTTTTCTACTTCGGGGCTGGGTTCGCTTCCTCGCGCAGGACCGCGATCAGCGTCATGATGCTGTTGGGATGGCGCTGCTCGGGCGGCAGGCCATTCTCGACGTCGCTCAGGATCGCGAACATTTGGCTGCGCCGCCCCTCTGCGAATGAGAGATCGCGGCCATCAGCCCCATTCGTTGCCTGACTGAAAATTCCGGCCGATTGAATCGACCGCCACAAAAAGCGATGGAAGGCAGGCAGCGCGATCAGGGACGCCATGTCCTTTTCCTGCTGGGTCACCATTCACCATCCCGGCCGAAGCCCATGGGGTTTGGCGCGCGCATGATCGGGTTGCCGTGCGCGTCGAGCAGGCCGGTGTCGGTCGCCTCGTGATCGGGTACCGCGGGGATGTGCCAGGCATTGCCCATCGGCACCCAGTCATCATCGGACGAACGGACCGGCGGCTGGCGGCGGGGCTGGACGAAATAGCGGCTCATCCTGCACCCAGCAGCGTGTCGAGCATCGGCGCACCGCCGACGTCGGTTTCGGAAAGCAGGCGGGCCGCGTCCGCGCCCTGCTGCACGGCTGGCATCATCTCGGCCATGCGCTGTTGATTCGCCTGCTGCGCGCGCTGCTGGCGGAGCTTGCCGGCTTCCTCCGTCGTGCGGATCAGCTTGGGCGGCGTGCCGGCGCGGTCAGCATATTCGTCGATCATCTCGTCGGTGTTGAGCTTGTCAGCCGCCTCCGGGAACGCGCCGGCGAGGTTGCCGACGAAGGACGCAGTGCGTTCGATCTGGCCCAGGCCGACCATGCGCTGCATCTGAGTGAGGATAGAGACGAACTCGACCTTGATCTCGCTCTGGCCGCGCATCGCGTCGGGGATCGGCGGCAGCATGTTGCCCCGCATCATAATTCCGAACACGCGATCGATGGCGACCGCCAGCTTCTCGTTGTTCACGCGCTCGATCGTCGGGCCGAGCTGGGTGAGCTTCTCCTCGTTACGCGCCGCGATCTCTTCGATATTGCGGGGCTGGATCCCCTGCATGTTCGTGATCGCCATGAACAGGTCAGCGTAGGAGGTGGCGTCGATGCGCTGGTAGAGGCGGCCGATCTTGTTCGAGATCTGTTCCAGTGCCTGCCACGGCATCTGGTACGGGACCATCACCGCATCCTTGTCGACATCGGCGGCGGACACGATGTTGCCGGGCTGGCCGGTGAGCTTCAGCCCGGCCTTGGTGACCTTCTCCGGCTTCACGATGCCGTCGATCGCCTCATTCTCCCGCTTGTTCTGCATTTGCAGCTCGCGGATTGAGGCGAGGCCTTCCATGGCGGGGGAGTAGCCATAGATGTCCGAGCCGGTCAGATCCCAGCGCGGGGCGTAGAAGGGTTGATCGTGATGGCCGCTGATGCGCAGCACCCGGTCTTTCTGGTCTTTCTCGTCCCAGTAGATCGAGCGGAAGCGGTGCGAGAAGGGATCGCCCGGCCGCCATTGCGGGTTGGGCTCGATCGCGTGGAACACGTCGACCATATGCTCTTTGTCGGACCGGTCGTAGGCCTGGCGGACTGCGTTGCTCACGCGGTCCGGGCCGAACGACTGCACCGCCTGGCGCGCGGTCATGGGCGCGCGGCGATAGAGCGTGTCCGCCACCATCGCGTCCGACATGGAGATCCAATATTCGCCGGCCGTCAGCGGGTGGCAGACCATCCCCACTAGCGGATGCTCCATCATGACGCAGGCCTCGGTGCCGAACAGGCCGAGCTCGTGGTAACCGGTCTTTGCCGCGCCGTAGAAGTTGGTGCGCGCGAAGAAGGCGTCCATCAGGCGATCGACCTCGGACAGCCAGAAGCGCACCTCCGGCTCGTCGAGCAGCGCGTCGTCATAGGTGGACAGCTTCTTCCATGGCCGTGAGGGACTGGAGAGGCCGGACGTCATGCCATTGGCGAGGGTGCGATAGGAGCCGATCGCATATTCGTCGTAGAGCTTGGCGTTGCGGGCGCGGCGGGCCGTCTTGTTGGTGTCGCCATTGAGGAAGCGCGAGCGGGCGGGCTGGCAGAAGCGCGCGATTTCCTTCCATTCCTGCTCGTAATCAGAGCGGATGGACTTCATTCCCGCGAGGCGCGTCTCGCAGTCCTGGCGGATCGACGCCATCAGCCGAGCGTGCTGGAGGTGGCGGAGGTGTTGGCGGTACCGAGCGCGCCGGACGGGCTGGTCATCATGCCGGCGATGGTGGCGCGGCGCTTACGGCGGGCGTCGCGATCCTTTACCGGGTCAGCGCCCTGGTCGGGGAGCTGGACAGACTGGCGTTCCGGTACGGTCGGAACGTCGGGGGTGGATGTGCAAATGGCCTGTCTCCCGCATGATTGCGGGGGCAGGGATATGGCGCGGGGCTATTGGGTTGAATCGACGGGCGGCAACGAAAAAGGGCGGCCATCGCTGACCGCCCCTCCTAATCTATGCCAGTGGCGTCAGGCCAGGCCGGCGCGATACGATGCCAGCGGCGAACGCGGGTGGCCGTTGTCGATGACGAAGGGGGCCTTGGCGCTGAGCAGGTCGGGCAACAGATTATAGGCGAAGTCCATCGCTCGATCGACGGCAGCGGTGGCGCTAGACGCGAAGGACAGCACGCCGGCGCAGGCCGACACGGCGAGCAGTGCGAAAAGGGTGAAGAAGCGCTTCATGGGGTTCTCCTTATCCGTGGGTGAGATCGATCACGGTGGAGATGGGCTAGGGGTTAGGGGGCATCGCTTGAATCGACGGCGAGCAGTCCAACATTTAGCGCCTCCAGCGTCGACGCATGCACGCTGCAAAAGCCGACGGGCGTCTCGGGATACCATTGCGCCGTCCAGATCTGGTTGGTGGCGATGGCGTTGGCCTTCTCTTCGGGACTGACCCAATCGTCATCATGATACCAATGGTCGGAGGCGATTGCCTCCTCAGCCGTCTGATAGTTGGCGAGGTGGTCGTTATGGAACAGCGTGAAGCCTGCCTTGTGCGGCGGGACGACGATCTCGCGGCCGGGTCGAGCGTTCGCCCAACGTTCGAACTCGGAAACCACGAGCCTCAGATATTCGTCATGGCGTTGTCCAAAGACCGGCTCGGGCGCTTTGAAAGGTTCGTTCATCAGTCCAGCTCCGCCCGATCGACGGGCCGAAATGCCTTGGTCGCGGCGTACGCGAGGGCGGCCTGCATGGCCACCTTTTTCACATGCCGACGCGCATCTTCCTTGTCGTTGAAGATCTCGACCCGCCCGCAGGAGCGCAGAGCATGGTGATTGTTCCATGCGAACTCGACCAGCTTCCATTCTCCGATCTCTCCATCGTGCACCGACACAATCACCTTCATGTCATCATCTGTCATCAGTCCAACTCCGCATAACGATCGGCCCCGCGCGACCGGCCGTAATTCTCGGGGTTCATGTATCCGGGCACAGATCGCGGCGCGACCGGCTCAGCGAACGTCGTCGCCAGCGCGTCGCCATCATCTGGCGAGGGAAGGCCGCGCGCCTTCATGTGCTTCTTCTTCTCCAGCGCCAGCCGCTGCTCTTCATCATAGCCATATTCAGGCCCGGTGAGATCGTCGGACAGGCTCTGATCGGCGGGGATTGCGCCATGCTCCAGCCACGACCGCATCGACGTCCAGATCTCGGTGCGCTTGTTCGACGTCTTGACCCGCACGCCGTTCGCCCAGACGGCGTCGCGGCCCTTGCCGCCGAAGTTCACCTCGAAGATTGACATGTCGGGCAGCAGCTGGCGGAGGCGATCGACCACACCGGCCCCCATATTGCCCACGTCGACGAAGATCGCGTCCGGATGCTCGCGCATGGCCTCGGTGGCGATGTCGCCAGCCACCTTCATTGTGTCGGCCCCATACCAGCGCAGCCAAGGGCGCGAACGCGCATCGCGACCGCAGCGCTTGGCCAGCGTGCTATGGTCATCACCGAACCGCGCGCAGTCCACGCCATAGATCAGCGGATCAGAGCGCAGGGATTCAACGTCGCGCTTCTGCGCCGCCTCGACCAGATCCATGCCGATGAACTGCATGGACGAGGCGGACGGGAACATGCCGCGCACGCGGACCTTCACGATATCGCTGTCAGCACCGTAAGTGGCGACCAGCTCGTCCAGATACTTCTTGTTGGTACCTTCGACGTTGCGGCTATCGATCTGCCGCGTCTTCCACAGGTTGCGGCTCTTGCCGTAACAATCGCGGAAAGCGCCGGTGTTGAGGGTCGGGTTGCCGAAGGCCAGCCAGAGGATTTCGGTATCCTCGTCGGTGAGCGCGCCGAGCGCGACCTCCCAAACCTTGTTAATGATGCCCGACGCCTCATCGAAAATCAGGACGATGCGCTTGCCCTGGTTGTGCAGGCCCGCGAACGCCTCGGTGTTGTTCGCCGACCAGGTGACAAGGTCAGTGCGCCACGACTTGGAGCGATCGCCCATGGTGGACACGATGCTAGTGGCGTTGACCTTGAACCAGTCGCGGGTGATGGCGAGCTGCGCCCACTTCGCCAGCTCCGGGCCTGTCTTGGTGAGCAGCTGGCCCTCGGTGTTCGCGGTGATGACGATGCGCGTATCGACGCAGGTGTCCAGTGCCCATTTGTTGATCATCGAGACGCAGCCGGACTTGCCGATGCCGTGGCCTGACGCGACGCCGATGCGGCACGGCGTGTGGCGCGTCTCGGGATTGGCGAGATGCTCCTCTATCTGCTGGAACGTCTCGGCCTGCCATGTGCGCGGGCCGGACGCGGGCAGCGCTTCCGTTTCCCAGGGGTAGGCGAAGCGGGCATGATCGAAGGGTGAATAGCGAAACTCGCCGATGCGCTCTGCCAGCGCGACGCGGTCACTGGCCGCCATTGTTAAGCCTGGCGTTGCCGGCGGCGATCGCGGCGGCAAGATCGTCGGTAATGCCGTGCTCCACCTTTTCCTTGAACATGCCGAGGTGGCGCGCGACGTTCTCCAGCGCCTTGTCCTGGTCCTTCAGCTTGATCTCCAGCCCGTCCTTCGTGATCTTGACGCCGGCATAGAGCAGGCGCGCAGCGCCGAGCAGGTGGCGCGTGTCGTGGGCAAACACGTCCTCAAGCCCTTCGCCTGCACATTTCGGACAGCTTGGGTTTGGCGCAGCTTTCTTATCATAGCCAAAGCCGCCTTCGTCCGTCGGGAATGTGCGCGGGTCGGCGTTCTCAACCATGGATGCAGCGTTTAGCGCCCGTTCGAACTCGGCTTCGTCCAGCCACTGATAGGCGAAGTCCACGCCGTGGCAGTGGCGGCAATTGGTGCGGCGATACTGGATCAGCTCATTGGGATCGGCGGTGGCGATATCCCACCAACGGCGCAGCACCATCTCCTGAGTGATCTGGGTGCGCTCGCTCAGTGCGTCCTGCGCTGCCTGAATTGCGGCGAGAATGTCAGGCTTTGACAGGTTTTCGTCGGCCTGCTGGCGCGCCGTCTTGACGCTATAGCCCGCCCGGCGCGCGGCGGCGGCGCCGTTCAGATCGATCAGATATTCGTCAACGAAGCGCTGTTGCTTCGCGGTGAGCTTAGCCACGGCTCTTTTCGACCTCCCAGCCTACGAACACGAGGTCAGCGAGAAACTCGACCGCCGGCTTGCCCAGGCGGGCGGCCTCGGTGAAGATCTCGGCGGCGATG